GGAAGAATTTCTCCTGAAGATGCGAAACAAGAAGTAATTGATGTTATCTTAAATTTATTGAAAAAATAAAATGGCGAAGATTAAAGAACAAATAAATTACGGGGATAGACCCGAAAGAATGGACCCGAGATTGGAAAGAAAATTGGGAAGTCCTGAAAGTTTGTATGCGAAAAATCCTGCAATGAAAAAGGGAGTTGCGGATGTTCAAAGATTGGTAAGTTCAAGATTCGGGAAAGTTGCGGATAAGTTGAAACAAGTGACTGGTGTACAGGACCTTAGTTCCCAACAAGTTCAAGGGATGCTTTTTCAAGAAATGATGAGCAAAGTTCCTGGAATTACAAGAATTGAAGGAAGACATAGAGAAGAATTAGAACAACTTGCAATTGATGCATGTTTAGAAGAAACTCAAGTTCCTGCTGATTGGTTTACGATTGAGGCATTATTGAATAGAGCCCCTATTAATATTTCGGACTTCAGAATGCAAGCCACTAAACCAAATAAAAAGGAAGATGAAGAGACACCTGAAATTCCTTCTTTTGACGTTGAAAACCTAACTGACGAAGAAGTAATGGAGTTGGAAATTCATAAAAGAAATATGATTAACGCTCTTGTTCAAGGAGCGGCAAAAAAGGGACATTATATTTTTCAAAAACCTGAAATTAAAGAAAGGTTGGATGAAATTGACCCACAATTATATCCCGCTTATTTGAAAATTATGTCAATCAATGATTTCATGTATTTTTCTATGGAACAAATGATTGAAATGATGTCTCAAACAGGAAATGGTGTCGCTGGAAAAGTTAAGTTAGAAAATAAAGATGAAGACGAAGAAGAGGGTGGCGAAGGTGAAGATGAACCTGATACAAAAATTGTTGCAGAAGGTTTAATATTCCCAATTTTGTGTCATGAAATAATCAAAGGGTTAGAGGAATCTATCGCAAGACACGGATTACCTGAAGATCCTGAAATGTCAAGAAATGTTAGGGGTGTTACTGATGTATTGTCTAATGAACCGATGCAACTTAGAATTGGTCCTGAAATTGTTGAAAAATTAAGGTTTGCGTTACCTGACGAGATGTTTGATGATGAGAACAAAGGATTGGTACCTTGGTTTTATTCAATTCTCTATAAGACAGAAGCTAAAGAATTTTTAGATATCATTGGTAACGCAATTTCGGAAGATGAATCAAAAGTTAAAAAGGCAACTGCAAAATTCAAAGAAATTATGAAACAAGCTCAACAGTCAAAGAGTGAGTATGATAATTTTAAAGGTGAAGAAGGTTCCGAAGATGAAGATGATGATTTAGACCAACTTTATAGAGATTTGGGAATTCCAAGACCATAAATCAGAATATGATTTAACTGTGTGAACAAAGAACAATTAATAATAGAATATACGAAGTGTATGAGGAATACCCCTTATGCACTTCGTACTTATTTACAGACATACGATAATACGGTATCAAAGTATGTTCCATTAGAACTTTTTCCTGATCAAGTTTCACTACTTGAAGATTATGAAACCCACAATGAAAACATTGCGTTAAAATACAGACAAGCTGGAGTTTCCACCGTAACCGCAGCTTGGGCTTCAAAAAAACTTGCATTTGCAAGAAAAGAAAAACCTGAAAAAGTTCTAATCATTGCCAACAAGTTGGATACTTCAGTTGAAATGGCTAACAAGATAAGGGCATTTATTGAACAATGGCCTAGTTGGGTTTCAATCGGGTTTTCGGTAGAAAAAAACTCCCAAAGACATTTCAAACTTAATAATGGATGTGAGGTCAAAGCGGTGGCAACATCCAAAGATGCACTTAGAGGTTATACACCAACAATTCTTATTTTTGACGAAGCGGCCTTTATTGAGGCGGATGGAGACTTTTGGTCTGCTTGTATGGCCTCACTATCTACTGGTGGTAAAGTTATCGTAGTTTCCACACCAAACGGTTACGATCCAATATATTATGAAATATATGACCAAGCATTAAGAGGAATGAATGATTTCAAAATCTCTGAAATGTTTTGGTATCGAGACCCTCGTTACACCAGAGATTTATACATGGTAAAGACAAATGATTTGGTTCATTACCTTTTGAATCGAGAAGATTATCCTTTAGACTCGGTTATTTCCTTAAGTAATGATAATCCCTACGAAAGAGACCATACTATTGTAACAGATTATATTTCTCAAGGATATAAGCCTTGTTCTGCATGGTTTGAGGGGATGGTAAAAAAACTCAAGTACGATAGACGTAAAGTTGCCCAAGAACTTGAATGCAACTTCTTGGGGTCAGGAGATAACGTATTCGATTCTGATTTGATGCAAAATATTTCCAAAAACCAACTGAGACCACCACAAGCAAAACTTATGGGGAATGCTTTATGGATTTTCAAGGAACCTGTAAATGGTCACAAGTATGTAATGGGTGTTGACGTTTCTCGTGGAGATTCTGAGGATTTTTCATCAATCCAAATCATTGACTTTGATGAACGAGAACAAGTATTAGAATACGTTGGAAAGATTCCTCCAGATGTATTAGCCGAGATTGCCTATAAATGGGGGACAATGTACAATGCCTATTGTGTAATTGATATTACTGGTGGTATGGGAGTATCTACTGCAAGAAAAATGCAAGAATTACAATATCAACCAGGACTTTATGTTGATGGAGTGGATACATCTAATAAGTGGAAATGGGATCCAAAAATTAATGATAAAATACCTGGAATCAATTTTAATACGAAACGAGTTCAGATTATTGCCGCATTTGAAGAAGGTGTTAGACATGGATTCAAAATATATTCTCATAGAACATACAACGAGATGAATACCTTCGTCTACATAAATGGAAGACCAGATCACCAAAAAGGTCAACATGATGATTGTATTATGGGATTATCGATGGCAATTTATATTGCTGAAAAATCATTTCAATCATTAACAAAAGTTGTTAATCATACTAAGGCAATGTTGAATTCATGGGCATCAGTTGTGAATGAGAATAAAAATACTTCAGAATTTTTTAATCCAATGGTACCTCAAATGGGTAGAGACCCAAACCTAAATAATAATGGTGCTAGTAAAGCGGATTATCAAAAATATGGTTGGTTATTTGGTGCTAAATAACTATTTATATTATCAGGGTAAATAGTAAAATTACGTATGGCAGAACAAAATATGACAGTTTGGCAAAGATTGTCACAAACATTTGGACCTAATTCACTTCTTAATCAAGACTATCCGACATTCAAGTTTGATAAAAAGGAACTTCTGCGAACCAAAAGTAGAGAAGAATATGAAAAAGAAAAACTCCAAGCACAACAAACATATTACCTCACCAATCAATGGTCGAAGGTAGAAAACAACCTTTATTCACAGGCGATTTATTATGAACCAACAAGGTTATCTGCTCAATACGATTATGAGTCGATGGAATATACTCCTGAGATTTCTGCAGCGTTAGACATTTATGCCGAAGAATCCACCACAACAAATGAAGATGGATTTATTCTGCAAATTTATTCTGAATCAAAAAGAATAAAAGGGGTATTAGCTGATTTGTTTAACAACGCTTTAGACATTAATACTAACCTTCCAATGTGGACACGGAACACCTGTAAGTATGGTGATAATTTCGTGTATCTTAAATTAGACCCTGAAAAAGGAATTGTCGGTTGTCAACAATTACCAACAATTGAAATTGAAAGACATGAGGTTGGGGCGAGTGGTAAAATATCTGTCGATGTTAAAAACGAAGTTGACAAAGACAGAAAAGCATTACACTTCACTTGGAAGAATAAAAATATGGAATTCCAATCATGGGAAATTGCTCATTTTAGATTATTAGGTGATGACAGAAAACTCCCATACGGAACATCTATGTTAGAGAAAGCCAGACGTATTTGGAAACAACTGTTACTTTCTGAAGATGCTATGTTGATTTATCGTACGTCTAGAGCACCTGAAAGAAGGATGTTCAAAGTATTCGTTGGTAATATGAATGATGATGATGTTGAAGCGTATGTACAACGTGTTGCAAACAAATTCAAAAGAGAACAAATAGTTGATAGTAAGACTGGTAACGTGGACATGAGATTTAATCAAATGGCTGTCGATCAAGATTATTTTATACCAGTTCGTGATCCAGCGGCACCAGATCCAATCACAACTTTACCTGGTGCTACTAACTTATCCGAAATTGCCGATATTGAATATATTCAAAAGAAATTATTAACTGCATTACGAGTACCCAAAGCATTCTTAGGATTTGAAGAAGTTGTTGGTGATGGTAAAAACTTGGCATTACAAGATATTAGATTCGCTCGTACAATTAATAGAATCCAAAAAAGTATGATAGCAGAACTTAACAAAATCGCTATTGTACATTTATTCTTATTGGGATTTGAGGATGAATTATCAAACTTTACTATTGGATTAACAAATCCATCAACCCAAGCTGATTTATTGAAGATTGATGTTTGGAAAGAAAAAGTATTATTATACAAGGATTTGGTTTCTGATCCAGGAAATGGAATACAGGCGACTTCATCTACATGGGCTAAGAAACACATATTTGGATGGTCTGATGACGAAGTTCGTTTAGACCTACAACAACAAAGAATTGAAAGAGCTGTTGGCGAAGAACTTAAAGCAACTCCAACTGTGATAACCAAAACAGGTTTGTTTGATAATATCGACAAATTGTATGGAAGTCAAACAGGATCAACTCCAACTGCAGGAGCGGAAACAACTATGGATGGAGGAGAAGTATTAGGATCGCCGCCATCATTTGATGGTGGTGAGATTCCTGGTGGAGAACCTGAATTACCACCGGCAGGAGGAGCTGAAGAAGCTCCACCATCTGAAGTAACACCGGAATCAAGGAAAAAAGACCTCAATATTTTAGTGGAAAATAATTTAATCGAAGGTTCACAGGTAATAAATTTGGGTCAGGCACAAGATTCTTTGGGAGAAATTTCAAAAGAGTTAGATAAGTTATTAAATTCATAATATTTATTTGAAAAAGACACCATGACCTTCGGAATAGTAAAATCCCTAATTGAAAAAAATCTCTTAGAATCCTACAAAAATGAATTAGAATTCAAGAAGACTTTGCGAGAATTCAAACACAACGTTTTGAGTAATAAAGCTATGTCTAAAGCATACGCAATATATGACCAACTGAGCTCACCTCAAGGGTTAAGTGATCAGGATGCAAAATATTTTATTGAAGAAGGGATTAATTTATTAAACAAAGTTTTGTCAAGTATTAAACTTCCAATCACACTTTCCGAAAAAACTGAAAATAATTATTCCGATATTGACACCTTAGTTTATACCCAAGGAGTAGATTTACTCGAAAGAGTTAATGCGAAGAAAAATATTTTGAAAGTTATTATGTCTACAAAAGAATCTATTAAAGAAAATATAAATATTCCGATTAGCTCTATGGTTGCGGTTGCGAATCAAACCGTTAATAATTACATACTTAATTTGGATGAAAATTCCAAAAAAGAATTTTTCCAAATAGTTTCTGAAGATACCAAAATTTTGGAAACAAAATTTGAAACCTTAAGAGAAAGTACGATATCCAAATTAACCACACTTCAAGAAAATGAGGATTCACAGGATATCAAAACAAAAATTTTAGAAACGATTGACAAAATTAAATCTGAAAAATTTGACCAATTAAACTTTTTAAAGTTAAAAAATTTGGAAGAATCAATTTGATTGGTCTTTGAGTCCTTGAATATATTTTGCCTTCAGAATCTGTGATCTTCTAAGTACAGATTTTTTTGTATAGTGCTTTCTATCAAATAGAATTTGATTTTGTTTTGTTTTAATTACTTTTGACTTTAGGGTCTTGAGAGCCTTCTCAAGAGGATTACCCTGTGTTATTTTTATTATTATCATATATTAGAAATATCTACAAATATAAAAAAATTTTGACAATCATACATATTATGTATATAATTTCATTAATAAACATACATAATATCATTATTAATGAAAAAAGGAAAAAGTGTCAAACTTAACCTGTTCAATCCCATAAAGTCACAGTATGGGACAGTAGATTCCAAAAACTTAAAATCAGTTTACATAAATATTCAATCATGGGTTACACCAAAAGAAGAGTTAGATAATTGGAACCGAGTTGTCTCAGGTTTGGGACGAGAAATAAAAAATTCCGTTTTTGAATCAATAAATTGTAAAATATTTCAAGAAAAAAATATTGTTGATTTAGACCTTCGGACAAGTGGGATATCAAAAGGGAAAAAATCATTTTTCAATTTGGAAATCAATCTATATACCCTACGTGATATGGATTTCAAATGCGATGAAATAAAAGAATCTATAAAAACTATAGTTAAATCCATCTACAAAAATAACGTAGTTCAAAACAAATACTTTGAATTTTCAATTTCAAAAAAAGACGAAAACTGACAAACAATTCAAATCCGTATATTTATCTTAAAAGATTAGATGAAAAATTTAAGAATTTTAGAAGCAAGCGAGCTTGGTCATGGTATATTGATTGAAATGGACGCAGGTTGGGTTTCTCCGAAAGATACTCAAAATATTGACGTTTTGAAAGAAGCAGCCAATTTAGATTATAGAAATCCATTTGAATTTTATGCAGTTCTTCAAAAATACGACACACCAAATAGAAATGGTAGAACGTATCCTGAAAGGATTTTGAAAAGAGAATCTGAAAGATATAAGCAAGCAATTTCTAAGGGTTTATCCACATCAGAATTAAACCACCCTGAGTCGTCATTAATTGACTTAGACAGAGTATCTCACATCATCACAGACATATGGTGGGATAAAAATATACTAATGGGAAAACTCAAATTATTGACATCTCCAGGGTTTCATGAAAGAGGCATAGTTTCAACTAAAGGAGACCAAGCAGCAAACTTAATGAGACAAGGAGTAACATTAGGTATTTCATCAAGAGGTGTTGGTTCACTTAAGAAGGTTGGCGAAAGAAATGAAGTACAAGATGATTTTGAACTGATATGTTTTGACTTGGTATCTTCTCCATCAACACCAGGTGCTTATTTATTTTCTAACCCTGACGAAAGAAGTAAGTATGAAGAAAATTTAGAGGAAGAAATAAAATCTAAACAAAATAACGACTATGTTGAAAAGTCGGTTGACTTAATGAGAAAATTAGACGATTTTTTAGGAAAATAAAATTATGGACGAAAAATATTTTGTAGCAAAAATTCAGTATGATTTCCCTGATGAAAACACAGGTAAGATTAAAAAAGTTAGAGAAGAGAAACTGGTTAAAGGTTACTCTGTCACAGATGTGGAAGCTAAAGTGACTAAAAAATACGAAGGATTCACTCATGATTGGAGAATCACTGCAGTATCTGAAAGTAAAATCGACGAAGTAATCGAGTAATTAATAATCAAACTGAAACAAACAAAGTGGTCGATTGACCACTTTTTTTATTTTGTGGGTATTGTAAAATGGATTTTTTTAGTTTTGGCACTATTTATATGATAAATTAAACAATTTTTTTCTATGAAAGAAAATAAAAACTTAGTACAGGAGGCGTTAATTCAAATGAGAAATGTTGAACAAGCAATCTCCCAGAATGCAAAAGGAATACTTGCTTCTACTATGAAGGAAGAAATCAACCAATTAGTAAAAGAATCTCTGTCAGAGCAAGATATGGAAGATGAGATTGAATTAGATACAGATATCGATACCGATATGCCTGTTGATAATGATGATGATATGGAAATGGACATGGAATTTGATATGGACATGGATATGGATTCAGAAGAAAGTCCAATAGATTTGACTGATGCTTCAGACGAAGAAATTCTTAAGGTATTCAAAGCTATGGGTGAAGAAGATGGAATCATCGTTAAAAAAGATGGTGAAGATATTCATTTAACCGATAGCGACACTGACTCAGAATATTTAGTTAAGCTTGGTGAGTCCGAGGAAGAGGAAGAATTAGATGAAACTATGCACGTAGATGAAATCGATGAAATGGATGTTGATACAGAAGATGTAATCAATGCTATTTTCTCAAAAGACGGAGATGTTGAAGATTTTGACATGGACCAAGAAGAAGAAGTTATGTATGAAATTGAATTCGACGAAGAAGAAGAAATGTACGAAGGAGATGACGAGATGATGGAAGAAGACGAAGACATGATGGAAGAAGAAGACGACGAAGAAGATTTGGACGAATCTTACAACCATAGAAGAGCTGTTAGAGAGGCAAAATCGACAGTAAAACCTAAAGGTGTTGGAATTGGATCTGGACCTAAATTCACTTACAAAGATAAAGCGAAAGGCGGATTCGATGAGAAGAAGAAAGAAGGACCAAAATCAGTTGGTACTGGTAAACCAAAATTCGAATACAAGAAAGGTGAAAATATGGAATCAAAATCCAAAGTTGTTAAGGCAGAAACAAAAGAAGGTCAAGGATACAAAGACAAAGAGGATGAAAGATTGGCAATGAAACATGGTAAAATTGCTTCAAAAGATCTTAAAACTACTAAGGCTCGTAGAGATGACGCAGGTTTTGAAAAAAGAGAAACCAAAGAAGCTGCTAGAACTTATGGAATGGGTTCAAAAGAAGGAAGAGGACTTAGAAAAGGAATTACTAACAACAGAAATTATGTTTATGGTAAAAACGGAGTAAAAGTTGAATCCTCAGAATCAGAAGTTGCAACGTTAAGAGAGAAAAATGAAGAATACAGAAAAGCATTAAATGTTTTCAGAGAAAAACTTAATGAAGTTGCTATCTTCAATTCAAACTTGGCATATGCTACAAGATTATTCACTGAACATTCGACCACTAAAAAGGAAAAAATAAACATTCTTAGAAGATTTGATAATGTAGATACTTTGAAAGAATCTAAAAATCTTTACAGGTCAATTAAAGACGAATTGTCTAAAACTGAAAGTACACCAATTAACGAATCAGTAGAAACTAAATTAAACAAAGGTGTTTCTACAGGTTCATCAACTACCCTAATTGAATCAAAAACTTATGAGAATCCTCAATTCTTAAGAATGAAAGATTTGATGAGTAAAATTGGGTAATTAAATAAACAAATAAAACAAAAAAAACAAAATACTAAAAATGGGAGCATTATTAGAATCAGGTCTTGTAGGTAACATCGGTCTTAAGCACCTTAAAGTTATCAAAGAAGACACAATCAACAAATGGGACAAATTAGGATTCCTTGAGGGTCTTAAGGGTCACATGAGAGAAAACGTAGCTCAACTTTATGAAAACCAAGCTTCTCACTTAATTAACGAAGCATCATCTACATCTGATACAGGTGCATTTGAAACAGTTGTTTTCCCTATCGTTAGAAGAGTTTTCTCTAAATTATTAGCAAACGATATCGTTTCAGTACAAGCAATGAACTTACCTATCGGTAAATTATTCTACTTCGTACCTAACATTCAGGCATACACTGACCCTGCGAACTTAGCGAATACTGGTATTCACTATGCACCTTACGGTTCACCAAATGCTGCGGCGGATCAAACTCCAAACTCTGGATATGATTACAACAACACAAAGGATCTTTATGATAGATTCTATGAAGGTAACGAACCAGCATTAGACCCACCAGGTTTATTTGACTATTCTAAAGGACAATATTCTGCAATCACAGCACCAGTTGTTACTGTGGCTTGGTTAGCGGACAACTTAGTTCCTTCAGCGTACACTCTTTCTGATTACAGAAAAGTGTTAATCGTTATGTCAGGTTTTGCATCTGACGGAGCTGGTAAATTAATCGGTCCTGATGGTCAACCAATGGATAACGAAGCATTCTTATCTGATTTGACTATTTATGGTGTCACTGGAAATACTACTACTTCAGCTAACACTACAAACCCTTACTTATTCAGAGTTGTAACTCAGAGATATGGTAAAGGTATCGTTCAATATGGCAACAACAACGCTACGTTGGTATTCCCTAACAGTAAGACAGATGGTGGTCAGTATGACAACCTTTGTGATGCTCAAGGATACATCTACTTAGAAGTTGACCTTCAAGTACCAGTATGTATCACTTGTGGTGGTTCATTAGACGGTTACACTGGTTCAACATTCTCATCATCAACTGCTACATCTAACGCATTCACATCTACTTATAGAATCTATAAGAACTTAGAATTTGAAGATAGAATTGGTGAAGTTTCTTTTGACCTTATGTCAGTAACAGTTTCTGTAACTGAAAGAAAATTAAGAGCACAGTGGTCTCCAGAAATGGCTCAGGACGTTGCGGCATTCCACAACATCGACGCTGAAGCTGAATTAACTGCATTGTTATCTGAGCAAGTTGCAGCTGAAATCGATAGAGAAATCTTGAGAGACCTTAGAAAAGGAGCAGCTTGGAACTTAAGATGGGATTACAATGGATGGAAGAGATTAGGATCTAACGCAGTTCCTTATACTCAGAAAGATTGGAACCAAACTCTTATCACAGCAATCAACCAAATTTCAGCACAAATCCACAAATCAACTTTGAGAGGTGGAGCTAACTGGATCGTTGTATCTTCTGAAATCAGTGCTATCTTTGATGACTTGGAATACTTCCACGTATCAAACGCAGCTCCTGAGCAGGATCAGTATAACATGGGTATTGAAAGAGTTGGTACATTAGCAGGTCGTTATCAAGTGTATAGAGACCCTTACTTCCCACCAAACCAAGTATTGATGGGTCACAAAGGAACTTCTCTATTGGACACTGGTTACATCTACGCACCGTATGTACCTCTACAATTAACTCCTACAATGTACAATCCGTTCAACTTTACTCCGATTAAGGGTATTATGACTAGATACGCGAAAAAAATGGTAAATAATCGCTTTTATGGCCGGATCACAGTTGATGGTGTTAGAACATTCGACTTGAGAGAATTGAGATAATCGATATTTCGATATGGATATGGTAAAAAGGGACAAGAAATTGTCCTTTTTTTTTTATTTATTATAAAAACTATAGATTTTTCGGATGAATGTTGTATATTTATAAATATGAAAAAATATATTCCATCACAAGAAGAAATAGAAATTATTCTTAAAATGTATAATGAGGATTTAGTTGGGAGTCAAACAATCTCAGAAAAAATAGGATTAAATAAACAACAAGTATTAAGAATACTTAAAGAAAATGGTGTTATTTTAGGCCCTTCAGGTAGACGTTTTATTGGTGGTAAAAAAGTTGCAGATAAAAAATATAGACAAAATAATAAAGAATATATGTCTAATAAATCAAAAAATTGGTATGAACAAAACAAAGAATATCGTAAAGAATATCTTAAAGAATACCGAGAAAAAAATATAGAAAGTATTAGAAAAACCAAACGTGATTACGAAAGAAATCGTAAGGCGAGTGACCCCCTCTATAAACTAATATCTAATTTCAGAACTGCGATTTATCAGGTGTTAAAAGAAAGTAATGTTGAGAAAAACAAACACTACTTTGATATATTACAATATACTCCTGAATCATTGATTAAACATTTGGAATCTCAATTCGAGAATAATATGAATTGGGATAACTATGGTGATTGGCATGTTGACCATAAATTACCAATTACATCCTTCAACATACAAGAAATGGGAGACGAGGAGTTTATGAGATGTTGGTCTTTAGAAAATCTTCAACCAATGTGGGGAACGGATAACATTCGTAAATCTAATAAGGTTTTATGAAGTATTTATAATAAATTAAGAATTATGATTAAGCAAACTTGGGAAATATCACAGGAAGAACGGAATAGAATTATTTCACTTCACGAATCCGCAACAAAGAATTTTTATATATTATCAGAACAAAATAATAACAAAACCAAAAATGATTCAATTAGTTTGACCAAACGGGTTGAATTCCCAAGTGGAATCCATAGTTCATCCGCAGTAAATCTTAATAACCTGATAGATTTAACGGAAATCGAAGATTTCTTGAAAAAATATCCAAATAATGAAATTATCATTAAATTAAAATCTAGTGAATCACAAGTTCCAAATTACGATAGAGAAGTTACTCCAAAGAAAAAACTGAATCCGGGTGACCTCAGTAAAATGAGGTATGAAACTATTCAAACTTTTATTACAAACTGGATGAATGGACTTGTGTCTAAAGGAATCATATCTCAACTACCTGAATTTGTAACTACTCAACCTATTGTTGACACTACAACACCTTGGAACCCTAGTCCAGGATTAACTTCATCTCAAATTTCTGCACTAGCCAAAGACCCAAAATATACTAAACATCAATTTGTTGAAATAACGGTAGAAGTGGTTGGAAAACAAACACCTGAAGACACACCGGGTGGTAAAACCATAACTTTCGACGATGAGCAAGTGGTAACTTCGAGAACACCTTCCGCATCCAAAAATCAGTATAATACTGCATTATTTTACAATTATAGTTACGCACCTGGAGCAGTTCTTGGGATGAGTCAATCTGAAGCAGAATCTTTACCAGGGGCTTTATTAACTATGAATAGGGAATTTGATGTTCAGACTTCGATTAAAAAATTGAATCTTTCACCTTTTAAGGTTAAGATAATTCCAAATGGAGGACAAACTGTTCCGGTAATAATTTTGAAACAAATGAATGGTAATGAAGTACCCACTTCTCCAAAAAATTGGGCGCCATGGAACTCATATGTTACTGACTCATACACACTTGAAATCCCATTTCCAAATGATAGTAAAGAATTTCAATCTGCATGGCTATTCATTTATTGGTATATTAAAAAAGGATTTCCGTCAGATTGGAATTTTATATCAAACAAACCTAAAAATATCGATTGGAGTCTAGTTGATAGAGGATTACAGAGTGGTGGGAAACAAATACAAAATTCAAGTATTGAAACTCAAAAAAAAATATGGAGTTTATACCCAATGGATTGGTATGTTAAGATAGTGGAAAAAGTTTATTGAGGGATAACAAATAATTTTAATCCATAGCAATGAAACAAAAGTAACTGAAAGTTTTATCTTCGTTGTAAGATAGGTAGAACCTTTTTATTTTATCATTGAGTAATAGTTCGTTGTGTACCATAGAATTTTTCCATTGTAAAAAACAAAACATTGCTATATTATAATTTGTTGAGTGGTAAGGATTTTGATTGTTTGGAAGGTTTCTTGAAATTCCAATATTTTCTCCCGCGAATCTAAACGAAAGTTTTTGGGGGTTTATATTCTCGGAAAATCCGTTATGACTATAATCCCGAACCAAATTTTTACTACGATAGTCTGTTAATTCCTTTATCGATTCGTCAATGACTACTGGATTTAATCCATTTGAATATCTATACTCATTTAAGATTTGTTCAAAATGAACAATGATGGGGGTATCATTATTAGTTGGGGTCTTAAAACCAAATAATAAAAATGAACATAGAAAAAAAACTAGTTTTTTCATGGTGTTTCTTGAGTGAAGTGGTTGTTGAAGATTCTCAGTGATTTTGACACTAATTCTGACTCTTGAAGAGTGAATATATTAGAATTGTGAGAATATTCCAAAGCCTTTATTATCATAAAATATGCTTGTTCCAAGTTCATATTGTCACAGATAGAATTGATGTCGTCAGGGCTGTAGTATCTTACACTTCCAAATAGAAGACCCATAGGTTCTGGTTGTTCCATAATTTTGATTAAACTGTATATTTATTATTGTGAAAGATATTATAAAAAAAATAATAAAAGAGGTAAGTGGTGCTGGTTTAACTGGTTCTTATTCGGGACCACTTGTACTTGGTCCACAAATTTGGAAGGATAACCAAGTTGGTCCTTTCACAGAGCCTGTTTACAAATATACGAACGCTCAACTTGCATATCAAGAGGCGGATGGAGATTTTACTGAATCACCAGAAGAAAGGGAAAAAATTGAAAAACGAACCAAATTAATGAGTAAAATTAATATGGAGAAAAAGACAAAATATACGGGTCAAAATGATGAAGATGGTTCTGCCATTAATCCAACAATGAGTGGCGAACCTTTGAGAGAAAAGTTGGTTAATGAAGACTTGGCGGTATGGTTTGGTACAAAGAAAAAACCAAAAGGTTCTAAACAACCTAAAGGTCCATGGGTTAATATCTGTAGAAAAAAAGAAGGTGGAGGACATCCACCTTGTGGTAGACCTGAAGCGGATAGTAAAGGTTACCCAAAATGTAGGGCTAAAGGAGTTGCTGCAAACATGACCGATGCCCAAAAGAAATCAGCATGTTCACAGAAAAGAAGGGCAGAAAAATCAAATCCTAAAGTCGGAACTGGAAACAAACCAACTATGACATCTTATAAACCGAAAAAATCCCAAAATGAATCATTAAGGGATTTGATTTCGAAAGTATTACGAGAAAATTTCAAATAAGTTTTTCCAAGATTTTTTTGAGCGAGTGTTGTACTTGACTATGCATTTCTTTTTCCAATTTTAATCGAGATTCTTCCACCTTGTTGTCGAACATACGATTCAATTTCTGAGTAATTTGAAACGGCACTGTGATGTCTAAATTATAGATATGATTCGTGATATTGATTCTATAATTATAGATATGATTCGTGATATTGATTCTATCATCTTGTAGTACTACGAACATCTGAAGAGTATCATTTTTAATATATCTTTTTTGAGATAATGGCGTAATCAAAAACTTGGAATCTTGGTGATTAATAAGTTTACGACAGATAGATGCTGCAGTTCTTTCATTATCGTCAAATTCGATTGGATCGATAACTATGTTCTCCATTTTGCGAAAAATCTTAATCCATAGTTTTTTGAAGAATTTTTTCATGTCTTTTGTGGGATATAATAACTATACAAAAGTATGAAAATGACTCGAGATTCAAAACGAATTACACATTTATTTTTTTTATGAATTCTTCCCAAACTTCCACACTATTATCATTTCTACCTATATTTGCAGAATAACACGCCAAAACAACGTTGTCTTTAGTATATCCTTTAGTTCCATCTAATCTATCCAAAGAAGGTTGTTGGGGATGTTTTGAGTTCTCCGAAGGTATCAAAGGAACTTTGAACCAATAGCAAAGACCTTTTTGTTCTTCAAACATATGATTAATATCACCAACTTTTAGAGTATGTTGATCCCCTCTGTTTTTAGAATCATTTATCAAAGTATTTTGCCATAATCTAACTCGTCTTTCTTTTTGTTTCACTCCTTCAACTTTTCTGAAATCCAAATTTTTTCTTTTTTCTCTTTTATATTCTCTTCCAAGACCGCAAGCGCATTTTTTACATTTGAATCCTCTTTGAGATTCATAAAAATTATCAACACTTTTTGTTTCTCCGCAAATTTTACATGTTTTATGTGTTCCCATATATATAAATATATGGATAAACATAAAAAGATAAAAAAAAGGGAAATATTTCCCTTTTTAACAATACGATCCTGAGCAATGTTTCTTTCCGTCTAAACCTGGCATCTTACCTTTACATACTTGGACTCCGTAACCGTTCGAATAAGCTGAGGGGTGGACCTTAAACTTTCCTTTCGCAGCCGCTAAACCTCTAGCACAAAGTTTAGTTCCCGTTTTCTTTCTACCTTCGGTCATCTCTTCATAGTCGACGTACTGTTCCATTTTCCGTTTTTCATTCATCATGAAATCAAAAACTTGGTCCATGTTTGTTTTTGCCTCTGAAACATGGTCATCAGCCCAATCATGTCCATCTTGTAAAATTTGGTCAATCATTTCTTCATCCATTTCCAATAACATTTTACACTGTCTTGCAATTTGTTTGAGATTACTGAAGAACATATAATTTTCGGATTCTTGTTCTTCTTTTAATACTTTTTTGACCAAATTATTTAGGTCTCTTTCTGTTAGTTTTACTATCCTGTTCATTTTGTATTTACGATTGAAAATGTTAATTGTCTCTTATAAGTATCTTTTTCTCCTGATGTGTTCACTTGAATATCAACAAAATATTGGTTTGGTATTTTGTCTCTCATATCAAATATGAAATAATATTCATTTGGAGTACGATTTAGTGGTGTCCAATCTTGTACTAGTACTTCTGTTGTACCTTCTGTAACATAAACTCTGTAGAACCCTGAAACATCCAATAGAAGTACTTGCCCTGTGTAAGCCTTTTTGATTGTAACACCAACTTTACGAATATCTGTATTAAGGATTTTTTCATTTTGTAAAATACCATAAAAATCAAAACCAAATATTTCAGGGTCTTTGGAAACAGAACCGATTTGAATACCTGAGGTATATGGTTGTAATGTAAATTGATTTGTTACGTTAGGTATTGATTGTCCATTGATTGTAAGACCAGACCATACATCGTAAAATACGCATGGTGTTGGATAGTTAGCAAACCCATTAGGTACTGTAACCTCGTATATTCCCTTAGTTTTGAGACAAGTGCTTAATGAAGCCATTCCAGTTACTGCTGTACCATTTCTATCTTCGATTCTAACGAATGGGTCAGAATCAAGATTGGCAAAATCCCCATTTTGATAGACATACAAGAATAACTTATTTTCTTGATTCTTGAGGAATAGGTTTCTGTCATCTTCTACGAAATCGTTGTAATTTGTTAGAAGATAGGGTTGATAAAAAGTTTGGGTTTGTCTTGAAAAAAATGCAACACTATAACTCTCTGTAAGACCTGTGATATTTTCTATTTGAGGTAGATATGAAATACCCCAACCTGTGACTCCAGTTATTGACCCATTCAATATCCCATTAATCTCGGCGGTCATATCCATATTCAAATCCTCGTTTCCGAGTTCGAAATGTTGTCGAGCAACAATCGTCAAACCTGAATAGTTTACAGACCCTTCATTCTTATTGTTGTAGATACCATTTTGAGACCATCCAGAGAGAGTTGTCGTCTGATACCAGTTAGATGGTCGTGTAGAATATGCTCGACTGTCAACGTACGTTAAAGGGGAAATTCCACCATTCGCACTATTTTGTGCAATGTTGAAATCATTGTAGTCATATCCGACACCTTCATCCCAATATTGAGGCTGACCTGTGGTTCCTGAAAACTTAGGGATTCTCCATAATATTAAATCAAATGAAGTTGCTCTTCGTCTTTCATTGGACATAAATGAATTTAATAATTCATTGTCAAATGAAGATGTGTTGGTCATTTTCAGGGTGTGTGTCATTGCTGAAGTACAACCTGTTGATATAACACCTGATGCAATGTTTTCTTCTAATAAAGATAAATCTAAATCAAAGATAAATCTTGTGAAACCAAAGTTTGGGACAATTAAATCCGAAGCTCCAAAATTCAACTCAATTACAGGGTTTCTTCCCGTATTAACATATGAGTTTGAAATGATGGTATTGTTTTTATTTATATAAGACCTTAAGATTGACATTTATCTTTTAACTAATAAATATCAATTAAGTCTAATATTTTTACTTAGAATTTTGTTAACCGCATTATTAAGCTCGGTTAGAATTGATTGAACGTTTGTTCCGTCTTGAGTTACTGGTACCGGAGGGAGACCTGGATATGCGTGAGTATGTGTAACCAAGAATTTCACAATCAAATTAATTAATTCTAAAAGTTCCTCGCCTCTAACCATACTTGAAGTTTTTGGAAGAAATTCATTAGCAAATTTCTCAGGACTAATTCCATATAATGTGTCGTCAAAATTTATTTTACCTTTGCCAGGTATTTGTGAATTATGAGAAACTAAAAATAATATATCACTTCCTAAAGCTCCATATGAAGATTCTTGATTAACATATTTTTGTTGTGGAATTACAAATTTTTTCGGAGTTCTTGGAATTCCAACTTTATCTTTTGCGTAAATCAAACCATAGCCACCTTTTAATGCAGGGTTTAATTTAATCCCTTTATAAATGTCACTAATGTTACTAACTTCTACTGCTGTTGCCGATGAACCTAAAGGTGTAGATGGATTCAATTTTGAATACATTATTGTATTAGGTCGGTAGTAAATTGGAAACTTATTTGCTGCATTATTGTCATTGAACAATTTAACTCCACTTTTAGTTACATCTGTTTCATTACATTGCTTTATGAAATCATTTATAAATTTAATGGTTTCTGTTTTGGACAACATCGCGAAGGATTCAATTACAACCAATTTTTTAAGGTTTTCTGAAATTTCACTGTCGACTGAAATAAATTTGGAATTTACGGTAACATTTGGTTTTAATTGATACAAATAAACCGAACCAGAGAATTTATCTTGAGTATTTTCAGGATTTGTAAGAACCCATTCAATTAAATATTTTGTAAGTAAAACATCTTCTTGTAGTTCGTAAACAACTTTTGGCTCTAATTTTTGTAGTGTACTTTGAAACTTGGAGAGTTGTAAAAATCCTCTCTGTTGGTTAGCAACAGGTATGACGTTGGGTTGTAATTGTTCTCCTTTGAATTTGCCAGCTCTGATTAATACTTCGTCTTGTTTTACAATAACATCAGCACTACCTCTACCCATTAAAGCATTATCTCCTGGCTGTGGGAATACTCCTTTGTGAACCGATTGGTCCGTAAATGTTCCATCTTGATTTTTGAGTGGTTTTGGGTTTTTGATTTGCATACCCGTACCTGTGAATTTATTTCCACCGTAATAAAATTCTTTGAAGGTTGCGGTCGGACTTGAAAAGGTATTTTGAACGTAGTACTGATTTTGATATTGGAAATCTTTATTTACGTAAATTACCTGAACCAATTCATCAACTTTTGGTACAGAATAAACGAAGTATGGAAGTAATGTGTTGAATACAAACGGGTCTCTCGCAGTCCATATATCTTTTTCTTCGTTCCACGGAGGATCACTAATACTTTTCAAGATATCGTCATAATTGTCGATAAGCCTAACACCTCGGATTCTTCCCAACATCATTGGGTCTTCAGTATTCAATACCCTACACTGAAAAAATATTGAGTTATTTTCCATTATTTCTTTCTTGATAAACTTTTAATACTCTGTCATACAATTCCTCTACTTTATCTAAGTATAGAGTACTTTTAATTATAGATTCTTTTGTATTTTCAAAGTCGGCAGATAATAAATCCATGTATTCTACCAATTTAGTATTTGGTAAATCTTTGAGAGTCGATTGACTATCTATAATTTCTGTGAATTTTTCGTCTTTCATTTTTATAGTTTTTTTCCGAACGATATTCCTCCTAATCCCGCAACTTCGATTTTGCCATTTTCCGATTCTTCTTTATCGGAAGCCTTATTTGTTGCTAAATTATATAATAACATCAAATTTGGTGACCCATCTGGCAAAGTTCCTGTAGGGATACCTAATCCTTGAAATAGTTCAATTGCGTTTATTGTCGCTCTTTCTGGTGAATAACCAGGTAATACACTTGAAAGTAACAATAACGGAGCCGGAATTTCACTTTTTAACGGTTGGTTAAAGTTTCTTCCTTGTCCTACTAAATTTAGTAGTAACAATATATTATCTAAGAGGCTTTTACATCTACGAAAATCATTTATGAGTTGTGCAACGATTACTGCAAGTTGTGTCAGTCGTATAATTATTGCATATTTTTTTAATAATTTAGACCTTGATATGTCGGTTATTATTAGTTGTAATAAATTTACAATATCTTTCTTTAATATTTCATAAAGAACTTGAAGAAACTCCGAATTAATTTGAGAAATAACTTGAATTGAAAATGTCTTGAATTTTTTCAAGAAATCTTCTCCACTATTAACTATATTACTTCCTTGTGTTCCAACACTAGATCCAGCATTACCTGAAGAATTAATAGACACGGAAGTTTCATTAATTTCTGTAACAGCTTGGTTATAAGTGTATGTTGCTCCTGATTCGACTACTGATAATAGAGTGTAAAGTGGTAGTAGATTTTTTGGGGTTAATACCGAAGCCGCAACGGCCAATGGTATTTTTTTAATTACACTCTTATCTATTGATAATTTTACGTTTAAGTTTGAAGGTGCAGTTAAAGACCAAGCAGGATTATCTGATATTGTATCAATAATTTCACCAATATTTTCTGCTTGTTGTTCAACGGTTTCACCACTTAGATTATTTCTAAACTCTATCAATTGTGCTACTAATGCCTCAGAATCAACAGGTAATTGTATATTATCACAATCCTCAAATTCCATAATTCCATTTTGAACATTTGAAATTTCAACTTCAATATTTCGTAAATCAATTTCATTAAGTTCAAAAAAAGAATCGTCAACACCATCTAATTCAGCAACTTTAGCAACTCCACTTACATCGATTTCTCTTCTATCATCAAAACACAATCCAAGTATTCTTGATACAATTAAACCAAACCTACTTTGGTTATTTAACTCTCCAAATCCAACTTGCGTATTAATGTTAATAGCACCTGAGATTAAATTTACAATTTGAGCACCGATATCGACAGAATCTACTATCTTTATAGTACTATAATAGTCAGAAATAAATTCACCAACATTATTTAAGATATTACCTTGACTATCCTCACGGTCAATTAAAAAAACTCGGTAATAATCACCTGTCACACCAAAACTATTTGTTTGGGTGTATTGCATATCAAATAAATCTTGACCCGATTTCCCTAAATAATTCTTTCCATTTATTTGACTATATGACCTATCTTTGTTATCTGAAGTCATTAAGTTGAATAACTGTTTATTCATTGGAAATGGTATTGGCCCCCCGTAAGGACGAAATGTTGAATCCGCGGATGGATCTTCTTTCTCGTAATAAACTTTACCAAAGTTGGTCTGAGGAGACTGTTTTAGATTCGAAAAAAAATCTACTGAATTAACAGGAATGTATATACCTTCTTGTTGTGGTCTTAATGGTATTGGTTGTAAAGATAAACTTTCTGAGGTTACTCCATTATATGTTTGTTCAACTGAACATCCAAGAGCCTTTATCGTTTCTTTTTTAAGAATATCCGCCATTTTGGGCTCGATTTGTGCCGCGGCTTGTAATATTTTCGATCTTAAATATTTTAATGTTGTACTACCATTCCCTTGTGTTTGACCCAAAAATCCCAATAATTGGTCCATTGAATTCGGAGGGTCTCTTTGAAACCTTTTTTGAAATTCACTAACCTTATCTAGTTGACTTGAAATTTTGGAGGTAGCCTCAGTAGCAGAGTTACCCAACTTGCCTAAAAGTCCTTTTTCTGATTGTGAAACCTCTCTATAAGTTTTGTAGGCATCAATTTTGCTTTGAATTGACTGTTGAGCAGAATTTATATCTAATGGCATATTTTATCTCATTTTATATGATTCCTCATCTTTGGAAACATCTTTTTCAATGAGATTCTGTATTAAATCATCGTCCAAATCTGCAAGAGAAAATGATTCCTCCTTGTTGTTATTAGATTTTTCCCAAATACTCGACTGTAGTTTTGATAGATTAAGTTTTTTATCAACACAATCATTTACGATTTTTTGTTGTTTTTCAATTACAGGTCCAATAGTAGTCATATCGGATGGGTCTTTTAACATCGCCAACATCTTATTCTGAATCCTAATTGCAGTTTGTCTTTGTTCAACAAGTTCATTATAGATTTCTTGCATGAGAGATAATATAGAATCTTTGGTGAAATTAATTTCTTTTCTTTGAGGCCTCGGCATATCTATAAATACTTTTTTATTAGTTTTTGATTCTTGATTGAATTACTATATATAATTTTTTGAATCTTTTGATTGAACTACGTATTTCTTTAGTACTTAAGTTGGTCATTTCTCTGAGTGATAATAATATTACATTCTTATTGAATTTATTATTGTCCGCTCCCGAAAAAATTGTTTCATAATTATCAAACAAATCAATTAGAGCATATCCTAATTTTTTTTCGTTATTATTTAGGGGTTCTGTCTCAATATATTCTTTTAACTCATATAAATATTTGTTAATAATATAATCGGTTTCAACAACATCATCGTCGATTCTATAAGTCAAATCAGGCCTTTCCTCGAGACTTGATGAAATATCTTCGTATGATATTTTTCTATTAGTCTCTTTTTGGTCTTTAATAATCTGACCCATCAGATAGTTTTTACAAATAGTTCCAAAATAAGAATAAGCTTTTTTATTTTTATCTGGCTTAAACTTATCGACTTTCGTCATAAGAAAGGAATGTGTGTCTGTATGAATTTCCTCAAAATCCATATCTTTACGATATAACTTATATCGTCGAATAATTGAGGAAATCATTTTATCTAAAGGATGTCTTAAAAACTGATTATAGATTTTATTTTTTTCGTAAGATGATTCGGCAATTAGAAATTTTCTAACCGCCTCCTCTTCTCTTACATCAAAATAATTTTCTTTAACTGCCTTTCTACCTCTTTTTTTCGATAAAATATCCTCTGTTGTGGCAGAGAGTGAATCTTGCATTAAGCATTTTCGGATTGATATTTTATGGATCTATCGTCCGTGAAAAAATATTCTCTTTTTGCGGTTTGAATCCAAAACTTTACTTCATCTTCAACCATTTTACTGTCTCCAAATTTATAGTTCCAAAAAATAGATCCTTCTCTAAGGTTTACGTGTTTGTAACCAAGTCTTGGAATTGTCATTACTGAAACAGAGTTATATGTTAATCGTAATAAAAACTCATAAATAAAAGTCAGTTTTATTGATGGTTTGAATCCTCCAAAATCTTCAATAACAGATTTTTTAATTACAGAACCTGCGGTTTGGAAATTTTGATATTCTTGTAAAGTATCGTTGGTCAAAATACCCATTTCTTGTGAGAAATTTGCCGCGAATGTCGCTTCATTTGTAAACCCTGCGAATAATCCCTTTTCGTCTGTTTCAACCACAACAGGTAAAAACATTTGTACTTCAGGAAACGACTCAACATATTTTTTTACATTTTTGAACCATATTGATGAATATTCATCATCAAATTCAAAAAGAGAGACCCAAGTTCCTTTTGCATTTTTTATTCCAAAATTGACTTGGTTTGCGTAATTTGGTTCTTGGTCCCACAATAATTTTGTAACATTCAAATTACCAAAATCATATGAGTCTAATATGTCAATGAGAGATTGCTCTTGTGAGTGAACAATTACTAATTCTTCAAATCCAACTTGTTGATTTTTAAGAGATGAAATTGCCTTTTCAAAATACTCATCAAAATCTTTTGCTTTAGCCGATTTTATAGGTAGTATTACTGATAATGATAGTGTATTATTCATATTATTCTTCTGTTTTGGAAATTTGATTTTCGAATGAATCTGCTCTTGTAGTCAAATATCCTTCAAATAAAGAAACTACTGTCGATTCAAACTTTTGTTTATCCGTATATCTTTCGACGGTCTCTTTCATTTTTTCAAAAATTTGTGGGTCGATGTTATCTTCCAACCAATCTTGTGCATAATCCGCAACCAAATCAGGTAATAAAGTTTGGTCCGTAACCCAAATACCATTTTCTTCACTCATCCAATCAGGTGACAGGTTTGGAACTTTTCCAATCACAGGAACATTTGATTTCATAGATTCAAGTGGGAACGTACCAAAACCACTGTGGTCATCAATCCAAACACTCAAAAAACAATCCCTTAAAGAGTTCGCAAATTCTTTTTCAGATAAACCTCTTAAGTCTCTAAACGTAAACCATCTATATTGTGGAAATTTCAAATAAAAGGTCTTAATCAAATTAATCGCATCACTCTGTTCTTTTGAATGGACTCCAATAATGGGCATTGCCGGAGTAGATTTAGGTGTAAATTCTTCACTGATTAATGGGTCAATGATGTCGAAAGAAATTTGTCTCATGACTCTTTCAATATACTCTTTTTGTTTACTTGATGTTGTAATACATTTTAAAAATCCAAATTGATTCCAAGTTTGGCCTGGTTGTAAAGTTTCTAACATGTGTGCGTACTGTTGTGTTAAAACAATTTTAGCACAAGGAAGCTGTTTTACTTGGTCCATTACGTATCCAAAAATTTCAGGGATGACTAAAAAGTCCTCTGGTGAAATTTCTAAATTTTGTCCTTCGATTGCACGGTGAGGAATTGACATATACTCTTCATCTAACCATGCAACAACACCTGCATAATCAGCTTTTTCATGAAGTATAATTGGATTGAATCCATTATCTTTTAATGTTTTTGCCATTTGATATATAAGTCTTACTGAAGCCTTCGCATTACCTTTAGTGTCTTGAACTAAAAAATATATTCTGGCTTGCTTGTCTCTTAATATATTAATGGACTGTTTTACTTTTTCTTGAAGTTGGTTTTCCATATTAATAATGATTGATAAGTTTTTTATTTAATAAACTATTGAACGCTAACCTAAAAGGGATACTAACTTGTGCGTTAGATTTCATTCCAAGTTTTTCATCAACAATTTCTTGTTCATTCAAAACAGTGTCTAATAACATTTTAAGCATTTCGAATTTGATAATATTAATTTTTGTTTCTGTTACTCCTGACTCTGAATCTTCACTGTCGTCAGTTTGACTCATATCAAGATAGTTTTCAATTTCATCTAAGTCGATAAAATAATTCTCACCTAATACTTGTATCATGTTATTTCTTGTATTTTTGTTTTTAATTCCTTAAGACTTGAAATATGAAATTCAGATTCAACATCATTATTATAAGTTGTGTTAAATTTAATTACAATTTTGTTTTTTGGATGATTCAATAATAGTTTAGGATTTGCCGTAAGTAAAATGTCTACAGAATCCCATAGTGAATTAATTGTGCTTTCGCTATAAAATCTAACGGATTCAACTAAACACCCAAATTTTGAAATAAAGAATAATGATGCGGGTTTTGATTTTCCAATTTCATCTGAAACAATAATAATATCATGAGAATCTCTCATATCTAAGTAAAATTCATTCAAGTCCAAAAGACCTGAAGGCTCTACAGACCCCGCATGTCCAAAAATTTCCATGGTATGCTCTTTATAAAGAAAATCATATAATTCATCTTCATTTCTGAATTTTAAATGTTTTGAAATATCTAAAGACGTTAAATCAGATAAAACTTCATATTGAAAGTTATCATCTTCATTTTCGTCTATGAACGGATTATTAAGAAACCATTTCTCATACTCTTGTTGTATTTTTTTTAGAGTGTCCCTCAATACTCCATTCAATTCAATACCTATTTTCATTCTTCGTATTTTTCTAATATTTTAGATATTAATGGATTTCTAACAATATCTGTAGACTTGAATTCAAAAACACCAATATCATTCATATTTTGAAATTTTTTAAGAGCATCCCAAAGACCTGTTTGTGTTTTGTCTTTGTGTCTATCAAATTGTTCTAAATCTCCTGATATAAAAAATTTTGAGTTAAATCCTATTCTAGTTAATAACAATTTCATTTGACTTGGAGTTGAATTTTGGGCTTCCTCAAAAATTAAAATTGAGTTATCAATATTCATACCTCTCATATAAGCTAACGCGAATACTTCTATAGCCTCGATTTCCTTTAATTTTTCCCTTGTATCTTTACCAATTATTTTGTTTAATAGGTAGTACGAAGGAAAAATATATGGGTCTAGTTTTTCTTCCACTCCACCAGGTAAACTACCTAGTTTTTCTTCGGCTTCCACTGCCGGTCTCACGATTATAATTTTTTCATAAGGAGTGTTAGGGTCAGATAATAAATCGACCGCACATTTCATTGCGATATAACTTTTTCCAACACCTGCAGGACCTGAACAAATACTAATTTGGTTGTTAGTCAATTTTTCGTAGTATTCTTTTTGACTTTCAGATAAAAATTTTTCTTTCGTTTTTCTCTTAATTATTGAACAGATTTGTTGTTTTTTATTTTTAATTGGGGTTTCTTCACTTGGTAAAGTTGCCGTTGGTTTTGGTTTTGTTGGTCTACCCATCCTAAATTATTTAACTTTATGTTTTTTCAAACTCTGTGACTCTCGTTTATATACAGTATTACCTCCGTCAGGACTTTCATATATCCACACTGTTTCAAGTTGTTTTTTGTCAACTTGAGATTTTATCCATTGATATGTTTTCTTCAATCCAACAGACAATGGCTGACTCACTTCCCACCCAATTTTTTCTCGATATAATTTGTTATCAGAATTTCTACCTTTAACTCCCAATGGGCACTTGAATCCATACTTTTTAACAAATTCTTCACCTTCAATATTTTTAATAGTTATATATTTTTCAGCGATTTCTATTGCCATTTTAGCTAACTGATTGATTGTAATCATTTCTTCACTACCAATATTTACAGGACCTTCGAAATCAGATTCCATTAATTTAAGAACCGCTTCAACACATTCATCAACATACAAGAAAGAACGAGTTTGTAAACCATTACCCCAAACTTCGATTTCCCCACCATTTTCAGTTTCAACAGCTTTTCGACACATAGCTGCAGGTGATTTTTCTCTACCCCCATTCCATGTACCTTGTGGTCCAAATATGTTGTGGAATCTGGCGATTCTGACATTTAATCCATAATTTCTACTGAAGGCTAAATAAAGTCTTTCAGAGAACAATTTTTCCCATCCATACTCAGAATCAGGATTAGCGGGATAAGCCGAGGATTCTTCACAATTTGGATTGTCAGGGTCCATCTGATTGTGTTCGGGATACATACATGCTGAAGATGAGTAAAATAGTTTACCAACTTTTTTCTTAACCGCTTCACGAGCGACATTAAGATTAATGGTCGCTGAGTTGTACATTACATCTGCGTCGTGTTCCCCGGTAAAGATATATAACGCTCCTCCCATATCTGCCGCGAGTTGATAAACTTCATCAATACCCTCTTCGATTACTAATTCTACAACTTTGGGGTCAGTTAAATCTCCTAAAATAAATTCATGACAAAACTCGTCTTGAAAGAAGTATTCATGTTTTTTAATGTCGCATATTCTGACGTGATTTCCTTCTTCTTTTAACCTTTTGGCGAGGTGCCCACCTATGAACCCTCCTCCACCTAATACTACTATTTTTTTCATATTATTTATCTATTTTTCGATTCTTCAGCAATTTCATATTCGACTCCAAGAGATTCAAATATTTTACCACATGGAGTTTTATCGAATTTACATTTCGATAATTTTTCTTCATCAAAAAATGATGGATTAACCCACCAATCTTCAAAGTATAATTCAGGATGATTGTCGTGAGATACGTCAGAACAAATTAATTTATAACCTTTTGATTCTAATAATTCTCTTTGAGGGATTTTTTCCTTTTGAACAAATTCATCTCCCAAATAAGCATCGTGCTCGATTGTAATTATTTTGAATGTATAATCACTTGAAATTATCTTTTGTAAAAGTTTGAAACGGTCTCCACAACCTTCCATATCCAACGTTAGATAATCTATTGTTTTGTCTGTATAATAGTCTTTTAATAAATCATTATAGTCAACATTCAAACAGTCTGATTGAATAAATTTACATTGTCTTTCTTTCCATTGTTGATTAAAATCTTGAATATCTATTGATATACCATCCCAACCATTTAATTCTAAAAGGTATGTGTTATTTATTTTTTTCGGTAAGGAACATCCGAGATCTAAAAATTTACCAGATTTTCCTTCTGTTAGGTAGTGAACAAATAAATCTTGTCCGCATTGTGAGTACGATTTCATTTTATTGATTTTATTATTTTATTTATCCCTTCTCTCAATGAGATTTCAGGTTTCCAAAATTTAAGGATATATGGGTCAGGGTCATTTTTTTTATTCATTTGAACTTCATCAATTTCGGTTGATGGAGTAATTTTGCAAGAGATTTGTTCATTTATTAATTCGGCAATTTCTAATACGGTGTTCCATTGAAAACTTGTGATATGTAAGTTTTTGTCTCTATCAATAGTTTCATATTGTTGAGATAAAATCATTAAAGCGTTTGAACAGTCTTCTGCATGAAGAAATTGTCTTTCTTCTTTACCATCCGTCATCATTTTTATCTCACCTTCTTTTGCTTTAAGTATGAAGTCCGTAATAACATGGGATTTTTCAAAATCATGTTCAACTCCATAGACATTCCAAAATTTAACAATCAAACCATTTAAGGATTTTGTATAAATTTCACCAATTGACTTACAAACTCCGTAAGGAGAATATGACATATTTGCCATTTGAGATGAAGCGAATATAAATGGTTTATTATATTTCTTTATTGTTTCAAATGTGAACAAAGTTAATCTTACATTGTTGTCAATAAATTCGTAAGTATGTTGATATTTTTTCAAATAACGGGAACCTCCTACATCAAAGGCTAAAAACATAACAAAGTCAGTTTCTTTGATATAATCTTCTAAAACCCCTTGTACTCTTAAATCTTGAGACGAGTCCGATTCAATGTCAAACTCA